CAACGAATATGCTAAAATTGCGTAACACACTTTCAACTGTATTTGGAGCGATTGTAGCTATTGCAAATGCTTGGGTAACTATTGACTGGGATAATTTTATTTGGTCTTTTAATACTTGCATTAAGCTATTCCTATCGGCTTTAATTGCTTTAGGTGGTTATATGACAACGATAAATCGTAAGCCTTTGAATAAAAGATAATTGCATTTGCTAAAATAATTAGTAATTTCGACAAAAAAACTTTATGTACAGACCAAGACTATCAGAAACTGAGTATAACCAATACCAGTTAAAGAAATTAACCGACAAAAGAACTTATAAACTATTTGTATTTTCTGACCCTCACGGTTGGTTAGCTGACCTCAAATGTTTGCGAGTTATTAATAATGTTTTACAACACAATAAATTTGATGAAGTCTGTATTAACGGAGATATAGTAGACTTACCTTTTGTTTCTAAACATACCAATAAACTTTATTTGGATGGTATTCTTAATGGTTACAACGAAGTAGAAGAGTTTAGATACACCGAAGAACAAATACTAAAGCCTTTAAGACTTTCAACGGATGCAAAGATTACCATTCGTACCGGTAACCACGATGAGCGAGTTACAAAGCCTTTTTTATTATCTAAAGGTCAATTAGCAAGGTTAGCTATTCTATACAAACATTTTGAAAGTACCAAGTTTGAAGAGATGCTGCACCTGGCGGGAAACGATATGGTTTACGACCCTACGGATGTATTTAACTATTTTGATATATTCGATATTACTCACGGTTTAAGTTTAACAAAGAATGCCAGCGAGAAGAATATTATTGAATATTGGGGTTCAGGTTGCACAGGTCATTCACACAGATTAGGAATGCGATACATTCGTAATAGGCATAATATAAATGCTTGGTTTGAAGTAGGATGTACAAGGTTAATGGAAGCAGTAGAATATTTACCTACCGGTAAGATTGCGGATTGGTGTCAAGGCTTCCTGGAAGTAACTTTTAAAATAGATGGCGATAAAGTATTATTCTTTGCTCAGCCGCACGCAATAATAGATTATAAATGTGTTTATAACGGTGTTTTATATGGAGAATAAGGAAGAAGAAGTATTTGATATGACTGACGGCGAGATTTTAGAGGAACTAAAATTCTTTGTCTATTTTCTTTTTGAATTAGAAGAGAAATCACTACTTTTATTCCCAAGTTACAAAACCTTAACACAGGCAAGGTTAATTAAAATGATAGACACACGATTAGACTTTTTAGATTATGAACAAGACCAAGAGGGAGATGTTAGTTGAAAAATTAAAAGAATTATATAACCAAATAGAAATAGTACGCAGAGAATTAATAAACGAAACCAATAAAGAAAAAATAAAAGAAAAACAAAATGAAAACTATCGAAGAAATTAACCACCTTGAGAATTGCGAATGTTCTGAAGTTTGCACTAATTGCAGCGTAAAACACCAGTTTAAACCAATCGAATTAACTGGGAATCAAATTGCTGATATTATCACAAAACCTAAATACTACAAAGTAGAAATTAAAGGTGTGCCTATTGATGTAATTGATATTGCTAACGCTTACAATTTATCCTTTATGAAAGGTAATGCTATTAAGTATATCTTAAGAGCAGGCAAGAAGGATGCTTTGGTCCAGGACTTAAAAAAAGCTATCGAATGCCTACAAAGAGATATTGATTATGAAAGCGGTAAGTAGGAATATTACATTATTTTGGTTAAATTTGCGAAAGGATAATAATATATCTTTAAATTATGGCAAAGAAATCAAAAGAAATAAGCGAAGACTTAAATATAGAAGTAATACAAGAAATAGTAGAGGTTAATCCTTTAACAATTTCCGAGTGCTGCAAGGCTGAATACATATCTTCAGGTACTAAAGTATATTGCTCAAAATGCAAGGCAGACTGCCGTTTAGAAAGACAAAAGAAACTAATTAAATTATGGAGTCCAAAAGCGTAATAATCCTATTGGTAGTAATTTTACTATCATCTTCTTGCAAGTCTAAAAAGCTGGTAGAAACTACAAAAGTGGATTCTGTTATAACTGTGGTTCAAAAGGTAGAATTAGCTACCGATTCAAGCGATATAGAAACTACCGAAGAAATAGCTTATGTTTTTGACACATTAGTAAACCATCAGGTTACACCATTAGAAGCTATTAGAGGCGATTACAAGTACAAACTCAAGGCAATCCATATAAAGAGGCACATCAAGGAAAGAAAACGCTTACAGAGCCTTAAAATCGATAAGAAAGAAAATAAGGCTATTAAAGTGGATAAAACCACAATTCAAGAAGAGAAGCCAAAAGGAAATAACACTTTACTCTATTTATTAGGTATTGGAGTGGTTGTTTACCTTATTCTAAAAAAACTTTAAAATTATTCTCTTTGATTATCAGCGAGTTATGATTTATTTATGGCTTTTATTAAAATATTGTTTGGATATATAATCTTAATTAAGATATTTGTTAAACCAAATCAAAAGAAATGATAAACTATCCACAAGAGCAATCATTTGAGCAAGGCTTAAAAGATGCAATCAACAAGCTAACTAATCAGTTACCAAGTGTACAAAAAGACCCTTATCAGTCAAGACAAGTGTACGCAAGAATCCAAGTATTTAAACGAGCCTTACAATTATTAGATGATTTACCAAAAACAACAAGCACTACAAATTAAGTCGCTGGGCATAGGGGAGACTATGCAAGTAGACAAACGAGAAGGTAACCGAATCCGAGCCTTACTATCGTATTACAAAACTTATAACGGCAAGACTTATTCTTGCAAAGAATTAACCAAAAATTGTTTAACCATAACCCGAAAAAAATGAAGAAGTTAAAAAATCCAATTATCCAAGATATTAACATAGTTGAAATAGACTATCAAAACACTTATTACACCGAATATACTGATGGTTTTATTATTTACCACCATAGATTTAAACAAGCTGACCTACGCTTTTGGGTATTAGAAAACTACGACATATCAAGAGGTCAAGTTAAAATTGAATTAGACCCTACTTCTATGGAGCAGGCGGAAAATCCTATTTACTTTACTCAAGATGTAGAGGAGTTTATCAATGAGAATTACGAAGAATTGATTTTAGCAATCTTAAAGCAACCAGTGCTGGCTTGTCAATCTACTTTAGGTAGTGCAATTTATAACATTTGTAGACCACGATAATATGATAGACTTAAGTAAAAAATATACCACAAAAGATGGTAACGCAGTAAAGCTATTTGAAATACATAAAGATAAAATAATTGGAATGGTAATATTTGAAGTAACATCTCCATATCCAACTTTATGGGAGTTAAATGGTAAACATATTTCAGATTGGAAACAATTTGATTTAGTAGAAGTATCTGACCCTAAAAGCATTTGGGTAAATGCGTATCACGATGAAGATGGTATAATGTTGGGTGTTGAATATAAAACCAAAGAAGAGGCAATAAACGCAATAGATAATGAAAATGGTGATTATATTAAAACAATAGAAATAACCAACGAGAAATGAGCATTATAACTGTACACAAATTTATTAATAATCCGCCGAAGGAAAGTAAGTTGGATAAATTAAAAAGGCTTTATAGACAAACATTAGAAGATGGTAATTATTGCAAATCAGTCCAGGCAATGTATCTTATAAATAAAGTCAAAGAAGCTGAAATACAAAGAGTTACAAACGATTACGAGCATCACATTTCGAAGCAAATAATTAAAAATAATTACCTTAATTTAATAAAATAAATTGTATCTTTAAAAACCAAAAAACAAAACTATGTCTCTTTTAGAAGCCTGTAAACATATTTCTTATAATCCAAATACTGGAGAAATCACACATTTATTAAGGAGCAATTCAAATGGTTCTTTTGATAAGGATGGCTATTTAATTTTAAAAATAAAAGGCAAACAATATAAATCACATAGATTAGCTTATGCCAAATATTATAATAAAATTCCAACTGGAGTTATAGACCATATTAATAGAATAAAAACTGATAACCGTATTGAAAATTTAAGAGATACTACTCAAAAAATAAATTGTTCAAATGTTGATAGGTTACCTAATAAAGATACAGGTGTTGTTGGTATTTATATTGATAAAACAAAAGGATTAAGAAAAAATTACGCAACAAAAGTAAATAAAAAAACATATAGATTTTCTACTTTACAGGAAGCAATTATTTTTAAACAAAACCAAAACTAAACAAATGAAAAATTTAATCAAAATCCAAAGCGAATTAAAGTCGCCTAAAACCCAAAGAAATAACTTTGGTAATTACAATTACAGAAATTGCGAAGATATTTTAGAAGCAGTAAAACCATTGCTTGATAAATATGAATGTACGCTTACTATTAGTGATGATATTGTAGAGGTTGGGGGTAGAGTTTATATAAAAGCTACTGCTACATTTTATGATATTAAATTAGGTATAAATTCAAGCGTTTCAGCTTATGCAAGAGAACCAGAGCAACAAAAAGGTATGTCAGAGAGCCAAATTACAGGTGCGAGTTCCAGTTATGCTCGGAAATATGCTCTTAATGGTTTATTCCTTATTGATGATACCAAAGATGCTGATGCAACCAATATGCACGATGCAGTTAAAATGGTAGAAGAAAAACTAAAGCCAATCTTAAAAGTAGGTACTGAATTGTTTGACAAATGCAGAG